TAGACGAGCTACTGAAAGAAAAAAAGGACGCTGCAAAACGCGCAAAGGATGCAGAGGAAAGCGCGGCTAGGAAGTCGGGCGATATTGAAGCGCTAGAAAAGTCATGGAGCGAAAAGCTAAGCACCATCGAAGAAGATTACAAGAGCCAGTTAAGCGAAGCAAAAGCCGCTATTAATTCAATGACAGTTGAAGCTACCGCCTCAAGCCTTGCTAATGAATTGGCAATAAGCGGCAGTTCTTCGCTATTAATTCCCATAATTAAATCCCGCTTAACGGTAGAGAAACGCGGTGATAGTTATGGTACAATGATACTTGACAAAGATGGAAAGCCGAGCGCGGCAACTCTTAATGACCTCCGTGAGGAAATTAAAGCAATGCCGGAATGTGCTCCAATCATAGTTTCAAGTAAAGCAAGCGGCGGCGGGGCTGCCGGATCTAGTAATAGTGGTGGGGCCACTGTAACGAAAGCAACGCGGTCACAATTTGAAGAATATTCACCGTCCCAGAGGATGGAGTTCGTCAAAAGCGGCGGCAAAATTACAGAATAAACCATACTATTTAAGGATTTAAAAAAATGGCTACAAATACCCTTACCGACCTAATTCCAGACCTGTTTAATTCATTGGATATTGTCTCACGCGAGCTTGTAGGGTTTATTCCTGCTGTTAGCGCTGACATGACTTTTGAGACTGCCGCAGTTGGCCAAACAGTGCGCTCTCCAGTTGCCCCTGCATCAACTGCCACGGACGTGACAGCAGGAGCTACAACGCCGGACGATGGCGAGCAAGCTATTGGCAACACAAGCATGACTATCACTAAGTCGCGCCGCGTGCCGATTCGCTGGAATGGTGAGCAGTCAATGGGCATCAATTCAGGCCCTGGTCGCTCAGCAATCATGGTTCAACAGTTCGCACAAGGTATGCGCACACTGACCAATGAGATTGAAGCCGACCTTGCTGCCTTGCATGTCGCAGCTTCTCGCGCATACGGCACAGCAGGCACTACCCCGTTTGCAACTGCCGGGGATTACTCGGACGCGTCTAATGTTCTTAAGATCCTCAAAGACAACGGCGCGCCTTCTGGTGATAATCAGTTAGTCATTGATACTAGCGCCGGTGCCTCGTATATCGGCAAACAGGCAGATGCAAACCGTGCTGGCGCTGACTCAATACTTCGCCAGGGCGTTTTGCTTGATCTTGCTGGCATGTCAATTCGTGAATCGGCGCAGGTAAATACTTTTACCGCTGGAACAGGTGCGAGCGCAACGACTGATACGGCGGGTTATGCGATTGGAGACACTGTAATAACTCTTGCTTCTGCCGGCACAGGCACTATCTTGGCTGGCGATGTAATTACTTTTGCAGGTGATGCTAATAAGTATACAGTTCTATCCGGTGATGCAAATGTTGCAGGTGGCGGCACAATTACCCTTGCAGCTCCAGGATTGCGTAAAGCCATCGCGGGATCTGCCACAGCAATTACGCTATCTGCCGCATCAACTCGTAATATGTGCTTTGCTCGATCAGCCATAGCGTTAGCGACTAGAGCGCCAGCGTTGCCCGTTGAGGGAGATTCTGCTGATGATCGAACTATCATCACAGATCCACGAAGTGGGTTAAGTTTTGAAGTTTCTATGTATCGCCAATATCGCCAGGTGCAATACGAGATTGCTGTAGCCTGGGGCGTCAAAGCAGTTAAGCCAGAGCACATTGCTTTGCTTCTCGGTTAAATGATACGGCGGCTAGTCTTAGGGCTGGCCGCCATTCTCAACGCTAGGGGTAAGCATGGAAACTATCAAGATTAAATCAAGCGACAAATCGCAGGGCGACTTTGTAATCATTAACGCCTGCGACTTTGATCCAAAAAAACACACCAAAATCACAGAAAAAAAACAGCCAGCAGTTAAAAAATGACCCTTATTATCGAAGACGGCACCGGGACAGATCCGACAGCAAACAGCTATGCCTCAGTCGATGAAATGAGAGCGCATGCTTTATTACGCGGTAATAATTTAGCTGAAAAATCAGATTCAGAAATGGAAGGCTTTTTAATTCAGGCAATGGATTACCTTGAGTCGAAAGCTAGTAAATTCAAAGGCGACATTGCTAACGAAACGCAGCCTTTGCAGTGGCCTCGTTCTGGTGTGTGGGGCGTCTTCTATCCAGGGGCATACACTGCCGCAAATGAAATTCCTGTAGAGCTTAAGCGCGCACAGATAGAGCTTGCTATTGATGCCATTGATGGCGACCTAATGCCAACGACTCGCGCTAGTGATAAGGGCCGGGTTATCAGCGAAACATTGCCGGGTGCTATTAGCATTAACTACGCAGACAGTGGCAGCGTTTCTTCTGTTAGCAAAAAGGCTAATTCATATTTAAACCGGCTTTATAAGAGGGCAGGTCTAACGGCGGTCAGGGTATGACGTTAAAAAACTCAGCGGAAGACTTAATTAATAATTACGGCAGAGAGATTGTCTTTATCCGTAAAAAAGGCGCTACGTTTGACCCAGTAACGGGCATTGAAACTGCCGGAACAACGTCAAGAACAAAAGCCAGAGCAATTATTGGAAAATTCAGCAGCAAAGAAGTAGACGGGACGCTTATAAAAGCGGGCGACAAACTAATAACGTTTATGGGATTTACTCCAGAACTAGGTGATAGCGTAGAGATAGATAGAGCTGAATATTCAGTGCCATTTATTGATGCCATAGCTCCATCAGGTACGGTTTTATATTATCGCGCAGGCATTAGAGCGTGAGCTTTTTGAAACTAGGTGTTGAAAAAGTTATTGCTGACACAGACGAAACTCGGCGCGCAATATCGCTTGAATTGCTCAGCTCTGTTGTTTTAGATACTCCACTTGATACAGGCAGGGCAAAGGGCAACTGGCAGGCTGGCGACTCTGTAATAAGCGGCGAGGTTAACAGGCTTGGCGATAGCGGCGCTTTGGAAGATATAAATAAAACAGTCTCCGCATCGAATGGCGACGACACAATCTTTATGACGAATAATCTGCCGTACATCAAAAGACTAGAAGATGGGCATTCGCAAAATCAAGCGCCTCAAGGGATGGTTAAGCGCAATCTTGCCAGGGTTGCTCGTATCGTTAGAGAGAAAACAAAATGAGCTTTCTCGCGATTAAAAAAACATTGCTTAATTCTTATATTGACGGGGCTTTTGGTTTATCGACTGCATACGAAAACAGAAAGTTCGAGCCAGTGCGCGGCACTAATTGGGCGGAGGTTTATATCCTGCCAAACCAGCCTAGCGTTTTCAGTATGGGCGGGAATGGATCAGACGAGCACGACGGGGTTATGCAGATCAATTTAAACTACCAGCAAGACAAGGGCGATGGTGCCGCGCTCGCAAAGGCAGAGCAGATTGCGCTAGTTTATCAAGCGGGGAAGTTTTTTACGCACGCTGGGCAGGTGGTCAGCATTAAATCATGCGGCAGGCAACCAGGTAGAATAGTAGACGGGTATTTTCAAATCATAATCAATATTAACTGGACGGCGCGAACCGTCAGGAGCTAAAAAATAATGGCAAATTCAACGAGTCACAGCATGTACTTTATTGTCGAGTCGACCTACGGCACTACGCCAGCAACGCCGACTATGGTGGAGTTGCCCATTGTTTCGTGCTCGCTGGCGAAGTCAATAAGCCAGATTCAATCAGAGACAGTGCGTAGCGACCGGCAACTGGTAGACGTTAGAAACGGCACAAGCAGCATTTCTGGTGACATAGAAGCAGAGCTACAATATTCCGCTTTTGATGCACTGATCGAAGCGGCAACGTGCGGCACTTGGGCGACAGGCGTGCCTAGCGTTGGAATAGACCAACTCAAGGCTGGCGTTACTAGACGTTCATTCTCATTTTTGCGCCACTTTTCAGAATTAGGCGCGGGAGATAATCCTTACGAGCTGTATGCAGGCTGTGAAATATCTAACATGGAAATAACAATCCCGACAGAGGGAATTGTTACCATTAAATTCTCTGTAGTTGGTAAGAGCGTGACTTATTCCGACTCAGCGCCAGCGGGGTCTACGTTAACAGCAGTCGCCCCAACAGAAGGATTCGATTCGTTTACTGGCACGTTTAATGAGGGCGGGTCTAGCATTGCTGTTGCCACAGCAATATCACTAACGTT